AATAAGTTAAACATTCTAATCAAGCACCCAAAGCATGATCCACGACAACTTGAGACATGTTCAGGTGCAGAGAAAACACTTGCTGCTGTTGCTATTAGAATTGCTCTACTAAATGTGAGCAACATGCCGAAGAGCAATCTGTTCATTTTGGACGAACCGGGAACTGCTTTAGATGCTGAAAACATGGAAGGTTTTGTCCGTATTTTGGATCTTGTAAAAGGATATTTTGATGTAACTTTACTAATTACTCACATAGAGAGTTTGAAAGATGTTGTTGATATGACTATTGAAATCTCTAAAACTGATGATGGTTATGCCTTCGTCAATCAATAACCAGAGAGGATAGAATGGTGGCAGTAGTAAAAGCATTCGCAGATAAACATTTAGAAAGATTCGTATCAAAGAAACTTTTGGTATGGCTAACAACAACAGGACTACTTCTTGCTGACAAAGTAGATTCCGAGCAATGGGTTATCATTGCTTCAGCATACGTCGGCACACAGGGCTTCGTTGATGTTGTAGCCCGTTTCAAAGGTAAATAATGAACTGGACAACAGTCAAGCACCTACTACAAAAAACTTGGTTCTACATCAAAAACTATTGGTGGGTTGGAGCACTTATCTCATTAGGGTTCGTGCTCCACAAGTTTTTTCTATTTGACAAAGATGTTCTCGGCGGTCTTTACAAAGACAAAGTAAAGCAAAACGAAGAAGAACTAAAAGTCATAAACAAAGCACACGAAACCGAGATAAAAGAAAAGGCTCGTGTCGAACACGACCACAAACTTATTCTTGGCTCTCTGGAAAAAGAGCGTGCGGAAGCAGGCGAGAAAGTCAAGAAAGAAGAAAAGAAAAGACTGAAAGAGGTCTTACAAATGCCAGAAGAAGAAAGAGTCAAAGCCCTCTCCGACGAGTTTGGCTTTGAAATAGTTGAGGTAGAAGAATGAAAAAAATAGCACTCATTCTCATCATTACAATACTGCCTTCCCTTTGCTTTGCGAACGGGAAGGTTGCGGCTATAAAGAAGGGACAAAAAGCACCCTTTGACGGCATCCTTTTTGACAAGAGAGCCGAAGCAACCATAACCGCAAAGCGAGAGTCCGCAGTAAAAGTCTGCGAGATAGACAAAGACTACAAACTAAAAAAACTAAAAGCACAGTGCGACTTCGATAAGCGCTTTCTCTCCATTGAGAAAATAACAGCAGCAGGTAAGCACGAGAGCCTAATGAAACTCAAAAATGCCGAGGTAAAAAGATTAGAAAAAGCACTTGACAAGGCTACAAAACCAGATTATAGCAGATTTTGGTTTGTGGGTGGCTTTGTGGCAGGCGTTGGTCTTTACATCGGTATTTTCTACGCAGCAGCACAGGCGGGAAAATAGTGACATTCAAGTACAGCCCACAGCAACTATTCAATAAAATATCTGGTTCGCTTGCGGCTGGCTCTAACGTTACTTTGACCAATGACGGCAGCACAATAACAATTGCCTCTACTGGTGGCGGCGGTGGTGGTTCCTCAACAAACGCATTTGCCACAGCTTCTGTTTCTGGACAGAGCGACATTCTTGCCGACTCACCATCAGGTTCTATCACGTTTGCTGCTGGTTCTGGTATTACACTTACAACTAACGCAAGCACAGACACTCTAACTATTGCTTCATCTGGTGGAGGTGGAGGTTCAACATACACCCAATGGGACGCTATGGCTCCTCCTAGCTCTTCCAACGCCCTTGATGACGAGTTTACAGGTTCTCTTTCGGGCTGGTCTACGTGGAACGCAGGCAGTGTCACATTCTCAGCCCAAACCCAAACAGCCCAGCAAATGCTTGTTTTAGACTGCGCCACAGTCCCAGGCGACAGGCTTGTTGGTATTTACAAAGCAGCCCCAACTGCTTCATCTGGCGACTACACATATGCTTTTTGGTCAAAGGTAAGTTGGGTTTCTCTTGATGCCAGCGACTTTCCAAATGTTGGTATTTTTATTGCAGAGGACATCGCCGGTAGTCCAACGACCGCAAAGGCATGGAACTGTGTTGTGGCTCGCGAGGGAAACACTTTCCAAGCCAGAGCCCAGATTTGGAACAACTACACTTCTTTTGGCGGAGCAACTGTAAACAATATTTACAGGTCATTTTCTTATTTGAGAATCCGAGTTTCATACGCAAGCAGCGGCAACACAACAACCTATAACTTCGACCACTCAGCCGATGGCGTTGGCTGGTATCAACTAGTTCAAAGAACTTACACAGGACACTTACCGTATATCGGTTTTCTAATGAACAATGTTGTAGGCTCAGACAACCTACAAGGATGGTGCGACTTTTTTAGAGTCTATGGTGACTACGAGTTCTACTACCCACCATCTGGCTCATTAGTTGAGCGCACCCTAGCATAAGAGGTAAAATGAAAGACCAAAACTATGTTGCAAAGATAGAAAAGGCTATTAAAGACAAATACGGTGAAAAAGCCATCCACAACCCACGCTCAGGGTGGGACAAAGAAAAGGAGGAAGAATACCTCCAAGAACTCAAAAAAATAAATGAAAGACACTTCGCCCAAGAGCAACTACAAGAGAAGGTAGAGCAGGAAGGTGTTTTATTAAGCAAAAAACTACTTATGAAGAGTGGTAACACTTCTTGCCCTCAATGCAACAAATACAATCTCACATCTCGTGATGAAATATTTGTTTTACGTTGGGAGTGTTGTGAGACCTGTCATATAAAATATGTCGAGGGGCGTGAAGAACGCTGGCGACAAGGTTGGAGACCAAATAATGGCTAACGCAGATTTACAAGTTCTAAAAGACCTCTCAGTAGCAGCAGGACAACTATACGACGGTGCCGTCGATTCAAAAGGTGAACCAGTTGACTTGGGTCTAAAAAGAGACTCACTCCCAAGCACAAACCGCAAACAGTTTGATGCTGGTAAGGTTCGTTTCGCTGGTGATAAAATCGTTGTTTCATACGAAGCAGAAATAACACTAAAACAAGTACACAAAAATGGCATCAACGGTTTCCAAAACGAAATGGACGACATGATTCAAAAGCTAGTCGATGGTCTCAAAAAGAACTACCGCGCCCAAGCTGGCAAGTCCATTACACTAACAGCCGAAGGTGACGGTGCGAAGGTCGATGTAGAGTATGTCTCACGCTACCGCACACTCGTTCATGCTGTTCGCAGCTACAAAATCGCTGGTCTCTCCGAGGTTGTAGCCGCAACTGGTGCAGAAGTCAATAAGCGCGAAATGGCTGACTCCTACAAGAAGTTCTTGGAGCAGGGTGGTTTTGGTAAACGTCCAGAGAATGATACCCGTCCTAGCAATGCTTAATGTCTTATCAACTAAACAAACAGCAGAAAGTCCAAGAAATACTTAGAGCGGGTAAAGACCCCGTTTATTTTATCAAAAACTATTGTAAGATTTCTCACCCAATGAGAGGTCTTATCCCGTTCAAGCTTTATCCTTTTCAGGAAGAAGCTATTCGGGACTTCAACGATTATCGTTTCAACGTTATTCTCAAAGCACGTCAGCTAGGTATTTCAACCACAGCCGCTGCTTACATCTCTTGGATGCTTCTTTTCCACAGAGATAAAAACGTGCTCGTGGTTGCAACAAAACTTGCAACAGCAGCAAACCTCGTAAAGAAAGTAAAGTCCATTTTCAAGAACCTTCCTGATTGGATGATGATTTCAAAAATCACCATTGACAACAGGACTTCTTTTGAGTTGGCTAACGGCTCACAAATTAAAGCATCTTCAACATCAGGTGACGCAGGTCGTTCAGAAGCCTTGACCCTCTTAGTAGTGGACGAGGCTGCATTCGTTGATGGCATGGATGAGATGTGGGCTGGTCTTTACCCAACGCTATCCACAGGTGGTCGTTGCATTTCACTTTCCTCTCCAAATGGCGTAGGCAACTGGTTTCACAAAACCTACACAGAAGCCGAGGAAGGAAAAAATGATTTCAACCCAATAAGACTCCCTTGGGAAGTCCATCCAGACAGAGACCAAGAATGGTTTGAAAAAGAAACCCGCAACATGTCTCGCCGTGAAATCGCCCAAGAGTTGGAGTGTTCCTTCAACCAATCGGGCGAAGGGGTTTTCCACCCAGAAGACATGGAAGGAATAAGAACCTCCCTAGTAGAACCAGCACACAAAACAGGTATGGACCGCAACTTCTGGATTTGGGAAGGATACCAAGAAGGCACAGAATACCTACTCGTAGGCGACGTTGCTCGTGGCGACGGTAAGGACCACTCTGCGTTCCACATCTGGCGTCTCGATACTTTTGAGCAAGTAGCAGAATACCAAGGCAAACCAAACCTAGACGACTACTCCCACATTATTTACGATGCATCAAAAGAATACGGCTTTTGCCTAACTGTGGTCGAGAACAACTCACTTGGTATTGCAGTCCTAGAGAAACTAAAAGAACTAGACCATCCAAACCTTTATTATTCAGTAAAGGGAACTCACCAGTATGTGGATAAGCTCCAAGCAGAAGCAATAACAAACTCTATTATTGGTTTCTCCACCACTCCAAAGACGAGACCACTCATTATTGCAAAACTGGAAGAGTTTGTGAGGAATAAACTAATTAAAATAAACTCGGCTAGGTTGTATAATGAAATGACAACGTTCATTTGGAACAACGGCAGAGCCGAGGCACAAAGAAGTTATAACGACGACTTGGTTATGGCAACAGCCATCTCTTGCTGGGTAAGAGACACAGCATTAGTTGTTAACCAAAGAGAGTTAGATTATCGAAAAGCGATGTTGTCTTCGATAAGCACATCAAAGACAAAGTACGATAGCAGGATTGCAGGAATGACGGGATACAAAGCAAAACAAGATTCTTTTTCTCCCAACAAACATAAAGAAACCCAAGGCTATGCACAAAAGAATTACATCGCTCTATTGAAGGGATAAAAAAATGGCAGACCCAAGAAACCCAAGAAACGAAACAAGCCCACTATACAAACTGTTGACCAGATTGTTTTCTGGTCCGCTTGTTAACTACGAGGCTGAACAACAGAAGCGTTATCGCCGCAGACAGTTGGATAAGTACGGAACAAAGTTTACCTCACTTTCAGGTAAGCAGTTCAAGAAAACTGAAAACAATGTTTACGAAAACTACTCGGCAAAATACTACGCTTCACAAAACAGAATCGAAAGATACCTCGACTTTGACCAAATGGAGTACACACCAGAGATTGCTTCAACTCTCGACATTTATGCCGATGAGATGACCACATTCTCTGACCTACAGCCCCTACTCCACATTATGTGTCACAACGATGAGATTCGTTCAACCATCAACACACTTCTTTACGACGTGCTAAACGTTGAGTTCAACCTTTATGGCTGGGCACGAGGCATGTGCAAGCAGGGTGACTACTACCTTTACCTTGACGTTGATGAAAAGCTTGGCATTAAGTCTGTTCTTTCTCTTCCCGGTGGAGAAGTTGAGAGACTAGAGGGCGAGGATAAAACCAACCCAAACTATGTTCAGTACCAATGGAACTCCGCAGGAATGACCTTTGAAAACTGGCAAGTAGCACACTTCCGTATTCTTGGTAACGATAAATACTCACCATACGGAACATCGGTGTTAGAGCCTGC